TAAGATTATCATACGTATCAAGTATTGGTATAATAACAAGATTTACAAATATATCACGTACAATCATAAATATACATGGCCTCCACATAAATCGAAATCTATTTCTTTCCATGTCCCACTGTCAAGTGCTCAATTATTAGATCATGATGATAAACCGGTTAGAGATGTTCTCGAAAAAATCCGACGGTATGCAGGTCCCCATTCAGATTTTCACGGGGAAAAAATCAAAATTAGTGATATGTTATATTATACGGAATCTTTCTTAGATACGAATTTTCCTAAAATTAAGATCCGAAACTACCTCGGTATGAGTAAAACTATCAATACAGTTACGGGGTGTATCAATGATCTTCGTTTACCTTAGTGGCTAAGTAAAACTTCAATTCACCTAAATTTGCCACATTATATTTCAAGATTAAGAACCTGTTTTGTTGTTCTTGCATAATCTGCACAGTTGAACACATACTTGTGGCTTTGGTAAATATATTCATGTATCTGAGTGAATACACACCTGTCATTGTAGGGCATTCATCTACACACTGTATTTCTGTTTCCTGATCTGCAAAGTCACCCTTACAAACTAAACGCATGATTTTACCCCCTCTAGAAATTTCTATTTCATCTCCAATATTCGCCATGTCCCTGCATATTCTCTGAAAATCCACCGATCCCATCGGTGTATTTACAGTCATGTCCATTTCGGGAACCTCTATCTGATTTTCATTTATGTCTAATAATTTCAATGCAAATTTGGTCGATGTTTTTTTGTATTCACTGTGAATTTCAATGTTCATATATTCTTTAGAATTTACACTAATCACTAAAACATCATTTGATGTGATAGTTTTTAATAGTTTATATATATTGGTCATATTAACGCCACAATCGATTGGCTCTTGACACTCATACTCCTCGAAATTTCCAGCTGGGAGATGCATATCTATCAGAGATGTCCGAGCTGTATCAAGAGTGACTATGGAGACTCCTGTAGGTTTAAAATATATGTTGACATCGTTAAGTATGTCCTTAAGTACTTCAAATGTAGACTTTATAGCCGATGCCTGAATCGTCACTAATTTCATCTTTCTAATCGAAGAATTAATTCTTTATATCACTATAAGCGACGTCGTCTACTTTACGACTAATTTTCTCTTGTAATTCCTTAGTCATTGGGGGTTGTAAAGACTGTCCATATTGGTCCAGACCGAACATCTGTCCTGTAGGTTCTCCGTTGAGTGTTGTGGAATTAATTGTTCCGAAACCACACGTCTCGAGTTCCTCTACAGGTAATAATGATTTTAACCAGTTTTGTATCTCGCGTCCCACCAGGAGTTTACCGTTTTTTGTTAGTAAGGTTGGGACTCGTGTTATCGACGTTCTGAACTCTGGGGGTATTCCTAAATCTGTGACATTATGATACTGTACGACTTGTTGTAACTGGTTATGTTTTTTTATAAAATTTATGACATCCATACTATATTTACAATTGGGGCTAAATATTAACAGAGACATCTACATTCCTTGTTTAAAAAAAATAAAAAAATTTAACACGTTTTTTTGTAACGTATATTAATGTATATCACATTATTGTTTCTTATACTATTTTTCGTATTGTTTGAACCCAGGGTAGAAACGTTTGTGTATTCAGGGTCACATAATACTGTTCATGACATCGCTTTAAAAGATGATGAACCTGACATGTCACTATACAAATTAGTAGATACCGTCACCATTAATAGCGAGTTGATAGAAGATTTTGTAATCTTAACTAATAAATACATATATGAAACGGGTGGTATCCACAATTACATAATAGAAACGAAAAATGTCAAACAATATAAACACACAAATAAAAATCATTATTTGTATAGATGTGAATTCATGTGCGTAAAACCAAGTGGTTTTACGTTTGGATTCTCTGTTGTATCAGATATAATCGTAATCGATAATAAAGCTTCTCATGTCATAGGTGTTCGTTCACAAGAATTAAATATACAACCCCCTTCTGACACAACCCCATTTGTAAGTACCATAGAAGGTTCTAAATTTGTCGAATACACAGATATAAAAAACAGTGAGTTAGATCTTATAAAAAAATAGCATAGTTATTAATAATGATAAATGTACACGAGATTTCTGATATCATCAATAATAGGAATCGTATGAAAAAGGAGACGTACGTCGAGTTATATAAACAGATAACTCGTAAAATACGGCGTGCAGTTGACACGAAACGTAAGCACGTGATTACTCAAATTCCGTCATTTATCATGGGTTATCCCACGTTTAACAGGTTAAAAGCTTTAAATTATATAAAACGGCAATTAGAATTGGCTGGTTTTGATGTTTTCATCATGGATGATTTTCATATTAACATAACATGGAAAATTAAAAAACCTCATGTAGAATCAAACTCGATATCTACAGGGGAATTTCCGACTCTTATAAATTTAAAAAAGGCTGCAAATCGATACAGAAGAGATGCGCAAAACGTCTAATAAAAAAAGTTCAATTAATCATAAATGGACAACCTAAACGTTTTAGTGGAAGCTAAGAGAGAATATCTTGAACAATTATCTATACTTATTTGCCCCGTCATGATCGATGTATTCGATTCTATGTATCAAGAATCCCACAAACTTTCGAAAGGTCGGCAAGTTCTTATCATGTTTCAAAAGCTTTTAAAAGATGTCCCAGAGTGGAATGAGACAATGGCAAAGCAGCATACAGATAATATAGCTGATAGATGTTCATGGTTCAAGGATCTTGTCGCCGCTGTGTTTGTAAGTTCTGTGAAAATTCTATCTGCTGTCCGCTTGAGTAAAGAATCAAAGAAAATGTCAGTGAAGTTACCAACAAATGAAGTATTTATCCATACGTGTTATAGAAACGCTGCAAAAGACCTATACAGAGATCCATACATATTCAGTGAATCTCAATCAGAACACACTCGTAATGATAAATTATATGAACGTTTTTCAATTTGCGTTGAAACATCTGTAAAGGAACTTATTCCCGTTCAACAAATACTACAAACATACATGTCAGCGGATGCGAGTGAATATGTTGACGGTGGAGAACCAGAATTACGTGACGACGATGTAGAAGAGTATGATGAAAATCAACCACACATGGGTGAGGAACTAGGCGAGGAAATGGGTGAGGAACTAGGCGAGGAATTGGGTGAAGAAAATATGGAAGATGGTGGCTTAGAAGAGGGAGCTACAGATGATCGTCTAGGAGGTGACGAATATCAAGATGATCATTCCGGAGAAGTGTTACAGGGATCCCATAACCCATTCCAGAATGAATTTAAAACTATCCGAGCTAACCCAGAAGAACATGTACATGATCAACCCGAAGATAGTGACGAACTATTCTCCGATGCCGCCGATTCCCGCAGTAAAAAACTTGGTTATTAGATATGGACGAGTATCTTAGAGAGCCTGCATCGGCTGCACTCATTGCAGCGGGGATAACCGCTATGTACATACACGGCAAAGCTAGATTAAATGACGAAGGTTCACTCACGACGAGTTCGTATGCAAAACCAAGCGCCCTGGTAGGTATATTGGTTTATTTTATAGTGTCAAATGGGTTAGGTAAACGTGAAACTATTTCATCAGACCCGTTTTGAGTAACTTAAAGATAAATAACATGTAATAAATATAATGACTTCCATCACTGCTTTTAATGACATGATGGGACAATTTCTTACGGAATTGCATTCGGCTTTTCCAGAAGAAAAGGGATTGAAGAAATACATGGCTGCTTTTGAAATCATGAGATCTGCTAATGGTAAACTAATTATCGAGGGTTTCATGAACAGTGTTAAGCCATATGTGGACAAAATCAATGCGCGTGATGAAACATTCTTCCTTGATAATGCAGCGGATATTGATTTTCTAAAGGAAATTAACATTAAAGGATGCTGGCCGAATGCTTCTGATAGTACACGTGAAGCTATCTGGCAGTATATCCAAACATTGTATATGCTAGGAACTACAATTACAGCAATTCCACCAGAAACGCTTAGTATGATTGAGAACGTAGCCAAAAAATGTGCGGATGAAATGCAGAATGATGACGGTGAACTGGCCATAGACGAAGGATCTCTTATGAAATCTATGCAGGGACTTCTAAGTGGTATGTTAAAAAAATAAAAATCGTATAATATAAATGGTATCATTGTTTGACGATCCTAAGCAAATATTCAAAGCTGATAAAATTACAGAATTTTGGCCAATAAAAGAACATTCAGCAGAGGAACGGGTTAATGCAACTGCTCGTTTTATAATTTATGCTACATGTATTCTATATATGATACGCCGTGATATACGTGTTTTTATATTAGGTTTCACATGTTTAGGGGTTTTATACGTCATGGAAAATTCGAACATGATCAAGGGGTCTTCTATACCCGGAGAATTTGATGACCAAACTCCAGTATGCCAGTTACCATCACAAGATAATCCCATGGGAAATGTTCTGATAAGTGATTATGATGGACGCCCAGATCGCCCTTCTGCATGTGAATATCACTCTGTAAGGGATGAAGTCAATCATATGCTTGCAGAACGAATTCCATATGGTCCACAGAAATCCAGATCACCGACTCCTGAATATCAACGAAACGCATACTCCAGGCAATTCGTATCGGGACCAGTCACGACAATACCTGGTGACCAGACAGGGTTTGCTGAGTGGCTTTATGGTGGAAAAGGTGATGACTTTTGCAAGACGGATCCATCTCTATGTGACCCGAATGCGAGAGGGGTTCAACTCGAAGCCTTTAGTGGATTACAGTCTAATAATGATAAACGAAGTGGTATGATAGGTGGTGGAAATAATTGAGATTAGTTATATTATGTTAGTATATAATAACAAATGGCTTATCAGCTTCAACCCGGATTAAACTTAGTAGAAAATCCCGCGCGTCCAGAAACATGTGCAACAGAAGAGGTATTCTCCTACCCCCAGCCCAGCACTCTAAATTACATTTCTGGTCGTCCCAATACGATGTTATATGGAACTTCACCTTTTAAAGCTGGTAAAGGAGCTCCCGCAGAATATATACAGACAAGTGACGAATTACGCCCCCAGTCGACCTCACGATTTAATAAGATAGTGGCTCGGACATATGAAAAAGAGATGTTTCCTCATCAGAATGTCGCTTGTAAACTTCCATTAAAGACGATGCGTTATGAACCTGGTAGTACAAGAGCTGAAACACAAAACAAATTATTTGATATGAGGTATTCTCGTCAATAAAAATATTAATAACATGTAAGAATGGCAGACCCTGCTTCAATATTAGCGATTGCTGGATTAGCCTTTATGGGTAAAAAATTAAGTGATCCTAAGTCTGAAAAATACATGAATAATCGGAAAACTACAGACGCCTCACCACAACTTTCGCAGACATTTCCCAGTGAAGTACCGAATATATATACACCAAAACCAATCGAAACCCATGGAATGTTAGGGCAAATAGACTCGAAAATGGAACATAATAATTTCGGTGATATAACACCACAAGTAAGAACAAGTGGTAACGAGATATTAGATATGCGAGGTAGGATGTTTGATAATGGGCGCATGAATAACCTGTCTCCAATAGAAAAACAACTTGTCGGTCCAGGTATAGGTGTGGGTCCTGATGTTCCGGCAACAGGTGGATATCAACAACTTGTTAGGGTTAATCCTGAAAACGTAGGGGCTTATAGACTTACAACTTTACCAGGTAGAACTGGACCAGGTTTTGACACAATCGGTGGGCGTCGTGGCAAGATGGGTGAGATTGCGAATAATAGACCCGAAAAAACAGCATTTTTACCTAGTCGTCGCCCTACTGTCGGTGGGAGGTCTCAAGGTTTTGATGGACATGTTATTCGAGGAACACATGTAAATGGTAAACGTCTGACAAATCGTTCACATACCGGAATGCGGAATGATGGTCTAAACTTTCCAGGTGCTAAACGCGTGGTGTCCAATGTCACTATGACGTCAGACCCTACTAGAAATAAGAAGGATGGTAATATGGAACAATATATTTACAATAACCAGGTCGCACCAAATATAAGTAACTATTCTCATGGTTACGTTGTTTCACCTGGTGTAGCGATCGGGGGCTCCCACCCCCACTCGAATGATAAATTGTTTCAATATGGTTTCCGTCCAGATGATAAACGTGGTAAAGCAAATAGAATCGGTAATGCTGGGAGAATGAACGTACGCGCGGGGCCTCTTAATCAAGGTGGGTTAGTTACAACTGCACGAAATGACTCAACGCATATGAATCGCCACACAGGACCCATCAATGCTGGGTGGACACAACAATACACAAATCAAATGTATCATAAATTCAATGCTTATAAGGGTAATATAAATCCCAATTCAACTAATGAAAGTCTAGCTATAGCTAAGCAGCAAAATAACAGTAATCCCATAGCTCAAAAACTATTATAATTTAATTTCCGAGTAATAACACCCATTAAAATATTATCAGTGTATTTTAATGAGCGTATACACGTTAGATATAGATAGTAGTGAACGAAATCCTATATCATTTCCAGATCCAGGAGATTACGTTGTCGAATTGAAAAATCCTATATACAATGTAAAAAAATTAACCATAGTTTCTGCACGAATTCATGCAAGTCAGCTACTGATAAACGACCATAATAACACGTTTTCTATAACGACAAATGATTCGACATCTTCTATTATACTCGAAAATGGTAATTATAGTGGTAAAACCTTAGCTGATGAATTGAAGTATAAGTTAGAGCCTTTAATGACAAGTGTGATATACGATAAAGATAAAAATGATATAAAGTTCACAGGGGTTTCGAATTTTACTTTCGATTTCTATGATGGTATAAATGGTTATATATCTGAGTTTAATAATTCAAATAAAACCACTCCACATGACATACTAGGATTACCAGCTAGTAACATATCATCTTCGAATAATATGTTAACTACGGGAAGTCTCAATTTACAAGGTCCTGATGCTCTTGTTATAAAGATTAGTAGCGGTGCTGAAGAATTAAACAAAATTATATATTCCGATACACCGTTTTATACTGGTCGTATTTTAATGTGTGGGGATGTAATTAATCATTCTGGTCAAGATGACATAGTCGAACATAATTTCGATACAGGTTCACAGAATATAAGTAAATTACGTATACAGTTTTACTACAGTAGTAATAATCGCTTAATTCCGTATGACTTTAGAAATGCGAATCATATATTAAAATTGAATATAACATGTACAACTGATAAGCTTAAAACTATACCAACTATAAAAAAGGATTTTTCACTTCCGAAACCTATTCACATACCCGATAATGAGAATCTGAATAAGTGGAATGCGTTTATTTATATATTTTTTATAATAGTTACTGGAATGTTTTTTATCATACTCACTAAACCCACACGAATTAACGGGTAACTGCATAAACAGGGGAACCAGGCTTTTTGACACGTTTAGATAAACGAGAAATGACCATGTAAACAACAACAGATAGTAATGTTGTGAAAAGTGCGGTAAGAGCGTAATTGAGACCACCATTCTTCTGTACACGGACAACCTGATGAATACTCCAACGAACGAGATCCATCCAGGAAAGAGCGGCAGCGAAGGAGAAACCAGCAACCACCGCGTTCAGGGATTGTGTCTCAAGTTCACGGGATATGGCCATGAGGGTATCGGTAGCAGCTTCTGCAGACATTTTTATATTATATACAGATTTTTTATTCTGGTAATAAATCTTCCTCGAGTAAAATTTTTCTGTATTTTTCATGTTTATAACCCTTGACACAGTTGTTTTTTTTGTCATTTTCGGATTCGGAATCAGATTCTGAATCCGAATCTGATTCCGATTCTGAATAGTCACAACTCTTAAACAATTTATATACATTTCTATTCCATCCCTCTGGAGTGTGACATGTTTTCATTACTATCAATAGCATTTTTTATCATTTCCTCTGACGGATTTGTTGGTCTCCATGATTCCCAGGCATTATACGCGTCGTTGACAAGATTAAATTTCACATCATCCCCTGAATACGGTTCAAATAATTCATCCTCATCATCAACAGTATCTATATCATATTCGTCATCATCATCGTCATCGTCATCATCATCGTCATCGTCATCATCAGAATTTTCATCTGTGTAAATTTCTGGAAAGTGAGAGCCGATGCGATCGCCTACTGTATTCATTGCGCAATATTTCATACAATATTCCAAATCTTTACCAAGAATTATATCCCTTCCACACGCCCTTGCGTAGTGCCCTGATAAAACTAACGCACTTTCTAATACAGGTGTTACAATATCAATAGCCGACTGGGCCATTTGGGAAGAGAAGTTGTCCAGTTCCATTTTTGATACGTAATATATTATAATTTATTGCATAAACTCTAAGTTCTCTTATATCTGACGTATTGTTATTTAGGTTGAGTGATATGAGCTGATCTTTGATATTACTGAAATTCACCTGACCCGTTGGGTACCATTTTTCTGGTTGTAATGCAAAACTGTATGAATAAAAACGTCTAAATAGCTGTGTTCTAGAATGATGTATTCCACTCTGAACTGCTCTTAGATTTATTAGATTTCCAGTTACGTTATCAAGGATGATTTCTTTGTCTAATGTCATCTCCAAACTTACCAAGTTTTCGTAATTAATATATTTACCATTCACGGGGTAAATTTGTGAAGGATGGTCATAATCGAAGTAACTATATAACGTATCTTCATTACTCACACGTGAAATTACGAAATACAGTTCTTTTATTGGGTTTGAAAAATTCAATCTAAATTTGTTTACAGTAGCACCTTCTTCCAAAGATTGAGGAATTCCGAAAACATTACGCTGAACTTGTGTGATGATATAATCCCTTTGAAGGGAATTAACAAAATTTCTTTCTATTCTGTCAAGTAGTACCATCTCGGTATGAAGATAAACCGAATTAATCTTCATTGTTGTTTCGTCGAAACCTTCGTCTATTGCATTTAAATAGTTATATACACAAAATTTCCCTGGACTCAATTGAACTTCTATTTCACACTCTTGAGTTTTAAGAGCTTGTAATGGTATATATAATGCTGGATTATTATGAAAATAGAATGGAATGTCGATTATATAAGTTCTGGGTTTAACTGCATTGTCAAGGTAATTGTCTATAGACTCTGACACAGAATCACCTGATATTTCGTTTGGATTTTTACCTATTAATTTAGATAAATTTACTTGTTTGGATTGTGAAACGTACTGCTCACTATAAATTTGTAACCAGTCACGGGGAATTCTTTGAATCAATTGACCACCTATTGTCAAATCGACGTATTCTATAATAGCATGTCCTATAGATTCGATGTATTTATAATATGTACCATCTCGTTCTAGAGATGGTAAATTTATATGTAATCTTATGGATTTAATTAGATCGCCAGAGTCTGACGGTATGGTACATTTTAACTTGTTACCGTATCCAATTTCACCATTAAACTCATGCCTTATATCGTACATGGCGAAATTTGTATGTTTCCTGAACCTTTTTATAAAATGTGTGAATTCAGGGTTATCTGTAAAAAATGTATCCTGGTTTCCAGACGTAGCAAGTTGCACACGACCGGCCATTACTAATAGTACCTTTTAAAATTTTAAACCTGCTAAACCACTTTTCACACTCAATACATTATAATTTAATGCGTATATATCTACATTAATATTACGATTAGGAGATATGTCGTCCAATTCTATATTTATATGTTTATGGATAATTCTACTCATATTTAATTGACCAGTTGGATGATGTTTTTCTGGATATAGTGAAAATGAGTATGTGTAAAATTCATATGCGGGGTCTGGGCATCCAGTGTGAAAATTAAAAGAGTTATGGAATGCGAGTTCCATACCCGTCTTATCGAATACAGTAGAACCATTACACATGAACTTCACATTTTTTATTCGTCTATGATCAGATTTTTTATATCTCGACCCTGAACCTACGACGATATCAGAAAATGATTGATCATTCGAGTCTGTATCAATTAATGAATCGTATTCCCCATCTATCGGGTTTGTATCTTCTTTTGCTAATATAAATAATTCCTTTACAGGGTTTTTAAAATTTAATAAAGCAGATTTGATTATTTCAGCTGGTTTAAATATTACGGTAGATTTTTGTAATTGAGTTATCACGTATTCCATGGGACGTGTTCTCAAGAAATTTTTTTCATCGTTTGATATAAAGTAGAAATCTGATATAAGTGAAGCGTTTATTATTGAACCTTCATTTGTCTTTTGTCTAAGCACG